GGCCCGTGATGGTGTAGGTATCGCCCGGCTGCGCCGGCCAGGAGACCTGGTAATACGGCACGCCGGCGCCGTTCGGGCCGCCGTTGAAGGCCGCCGGCGCGGCGGCGCCATCCGGCTGGAAGACGACCGTCAGGCCGCCTGAGCCGACACTGAGGTTCTGATAATGATCGATGCGCGCCGCCAGCTGCACCGCGTAGGAGAACGCGGTGACAAAGGGGATGATGCCGGGCGACACCGTTTCGAGCCCGACCCGGAAATTCCAGGCTTGCCCGGGATAGACGCCCGGCACGAATTTCTGCCAGCCGCTCCACACGGCGGCATTGTAGAGATCGGCCACCTGATAGAGCTCGCCGGCCGCGTACAGATCGACAAACGTGCCGACATTGATCTCGATCCACGCATCGACATATTGCGTGTCGGCCGCAGCGAGGATGTCCGGATAGGACAGCACGTCGGCGACGCCGAGGATATTCTGATTGGCCGGCACGCCGACCACCTGGATCGTGCCGTTCACCGCGGCATTGACCAGCGCCGGCGACATGATGATGTGGCTTGACGGGATGGTGTAATAGAGCGGCGTATTGGCGATGACGCCGCCGTAATCCAGCACATCCGGATCGCCAAAGACGATGGTGTCGCCATTGCCGACACCCGCGCCGGTCACCGCATTGCTCAACGTGACCTGCAACGCTCCCGCATTGATCGAGGCAACCGTCGTGCCGCCGGGGATGACGCCCGGATTGGTCAGATCATTGACCGCCTGGCCGACGGCAAGGTTCGCGACCGAGGCGACCGCGAGCACGGTGCCGCCGGCGGCGGTGCTTGCCGTCGTCGTCGTCGATTGCAGCAGGATCGACTCGGCGAGGATGTTGCCGGCGCCGCCGAGCCTGATATCGGCGCCGCCCGGGTTGAACGGCGGCCCGGCAACGCCGACGCCGTTGTTGAAAGTGCCGGTCCAGCCGGTGGCGCGCTCGTCGAAGGACGCCAGCAGATTGGCCGAGAGCTGGTTGCCGGAAATGACGATTTCCGACGGGGTCTCGCTATAGACCGTCAGGCCGGCGACCGGCTGGCAGCGTGCCGCAATCCAGAACGTCCCGTTGCCCTGGGCGATGAAGGGCGGGTGCGCCTGGGTGCGGATCAGCGCCGCGGCGGACCACGAGGCGCCTTGGCGAATCTCATAGAGAATGCCGTTGCGGAAGTCCTCGATCTCGTCCCAGTAGATTTTCTGGAAGCCGGCCTCGTAGTTCGTATAGAGATTTTGCACGTTCGGCAGCGGCGAGGCCAGCGCCGCGCCGGTGATCATGTACGGATAGGCAGGGCAGTCGGAAATATCCTGGACGCCGCCGCCGAACGAATTGAAGCTCTGGCACTTGAGATAGAGCGTCTGCCCGATGCGGCTCTGATCGTAGGCAAATTTGAAGATCGCCGCATCGCCAAGCCGCAGGAACGGCGTGCCGGCAGGATGATCGATGATGGCGCTTTCCGTGCCGAAGGCGCCGCGCACCAGGTAGGTGAGATTGTATTTGTTCGGCGCGGTCAGCGTCGCATTGGCATAGGCTATGATCTCGCCGCCCACATAGCAGGCCGTATTGAGCGCCGCCGCATCGGCGATCGAGGCCGTATTGAGCGCGCCGCCGGATTCCGACAGGTCGACCGCAAGCGTGTTGGCCTGATCGATGGTCGCGCCGGTCGCATTGACGGCAACCGCCGGCAGGTCGGCGGTGGTGACGCCCATGCGCGCGGGGCCGAACACGGTGCCGATATTCTGATAGCTGCCGCCTTCCTGGTAGGAGGCCCAAACATTGGCGCCGCCCCAGTCGGGGCCGGAGCCGCATACGCCAGCCCAGATCTGCAGGCCGCCGGCGAGCTCGTCGGTCGGCTCGAAGATGATCGGCTGATTGACCGGCGGCGCCAGCGCGTTGCGGTTCAGCGGGTTGCTCGTCGGCGTCTGCGTCGCATAGAGCGTCGCGCTTGCAGCGCCGAGCGGAAACTCCTCCGCGGTGACTTCGAGGTAACCGTTTTCGTCCTCCTCGATCTCCGTAATGCGCACCGGCGCCTTGTTCAGCCCCAGGAGCGCATCGGTGACTGTCACCAGGTCCATCGGATCGAGCAGGCAATATTCCCACGACAGACGAAATTTATACGTGTTGCGGATATATAGCGCCCGCTGCAGCATCAGCTGTCCGGCGATCAGGGCGACATTCGGGTCGCAGATCTCGTGCGCAGTCACAGTCGAGGCGATACGCGCGCCATACAGCTCGATCGCATTCTGATCGCGCGATTCCACTGTCGTCAGATTATAGGCATTGTTACGCTCGGCGACTTCAAGGCGCCACACGTTGTAAGCTCGATAAGGATCGGACCGCGATACTTGCAGGGGATCTTCGTTGCCGTCCGCCTTGAAATCGTCGTCGGTCAGATCGTAGAGCGGCGTGACATTCGGCGTGAACGTAACGCCGCCGCCGGTGAGCGCGATATCGCCATAGGGAATGAAGCGCAGCAATCCGCCCGACCACACTGCCGCCGTGTTGCACAGCTGCAGCCAGCGTCCGAGAATGCTCGCGGCGGTCTCCTGGTTGGTCAGCGCGGGGCTGAGCGCAAGGCCGACGGCCCTGCAATAGGTCTGCAGCGAAGCGTCGCCGCCGGCGCCATAGAGAGTCGCAAGATCGATGCTGCCGATGGGAAAGCCCGCGCCGTATTGTGCATTGCTGAGAAAATCGGCGATGATTTTCGCCGGGTCTGCATCGGCGCCGTTCGCCCCAGTGCCATGGAAAAAGCCTTGGACTTCGAAATTGTGATTATCGAGTGTCGCCGCGCTGCTGAGATCATAGTTCGGGGCGCAAACGAACGCCGTGCCCTGATAGGCGAGCGCCTGGGACGGATAGGCTGTCGCAAGATAGCTCCACGTGCTCTGCGGCGTGGTTCCAGTGAACAAGGAGAGTTCCAGGCTCGACAGCGTATAGATCGACTGACCGCGCCAGATCTGGTTGATGCCGGTGATCGGTCCCTCGCACAGCGCCATAATGACCGCGGCGCTATAGGTATAGTTCGTAGCCGACCCGCTGCTGTGGAAAAGGCCCTTGCCGCCGCCACCGGCGCCCTGGCTGTGCGTTTGAAAATTGTTGTACCAGATTACATTCGGCGCGAGCTTGGATTGGCCCCATACGATCGGGATCGGTAGTGCGCTGACGGCGGTCTGGATCTGCAGACCGGTATAATCCGGCGTGACCGCCTTCTGTTGCTTCGGCGCGCGAAAGAGGCTCACGGCAATGCCCCTGCCCTGTTCGGCGATTTCGCCCAGATGCTGAAAAAGCGCGGCTTGCGTGCGGCGTCCGCCAGCACGGTATTCTGGGCGATCTCCTCCTCGATCACACGGCGCGCGGGATAATAAGCGTGCACGATGCCGAGCGGAGTGCAGCGCGTGACGATGGCGCCGTGCGAGTAGCAACGGCCGTAGCGCAACACCATTATGTCGCCCGGCTCGGGCCGCGCGATCTCGCAGCTACGGTCGAAAATGAAGCCGAGATAGCGTTCCTCGTTGCGGTGCAGATGCCAATCGACGGGATAGGGACGCGGATCGAACGGCGCGCATAGGCCGCAATCCACAAAGACCCGCACCAAGAGCATGCCGCAGTCGACGCCGACATGCTTGATGTCGGCGCAATTGTGGTACGGCGTGCCCACCCACGAACGCGCCATCGCAACGACGGCGGCGCGCTGCGCGTCGATAGACAGACCATGGATGTCGGACGGCGGATGAACGGCGGCCGCCGCGTTCTTCGCTCCATCGTCCATTGTCTGGCGTCCGTCATCAGAATTTCAAATCGCCATTTGCGGCGGCGGCACGTAGGGAAAGCCGCGGAAATTCGCAAGATTGTTGAATTTATTCTGGCAGGTGTCGGGCGTGTGGTCGCAGCCGAAATAGACGGTGAACGTGTCGCCCGGCGAAGGCGCGCTCCGCAGCGGAGAACCGAGCGTCAATGAGCTGCCCGCCACCACGGAATTGACGTTAGCCGTCACACCGACATTGACGCCCGATGTAAACGCGATCGAGCCCTGCTGAAAATTCGTGCTGGCGCCGGGCCAATTGATGATCGAGGCGGTCGAGCCGGCACCTACGGTACCGTTGGTACCAAACGTACTCTTGACCAGTGTGCAGCCGGAATCGTAGAGCGTGTGCAGACAGGTCGGCTGATAAATGTTGCGCGGCATGTCGATATCGAGCAGCACCAGGTCGGAATTCACCGTCAGCTTCGCGCCGGTGCGCCCGATCTGGTCGACCGTGCCGAGCCGCCCCTTGAACAAGGTGACCGCGCCGATTGCCGTACCGCCCAGCCGATCGGAGAAGAAGATGCGATCGCGCTCGATCTCGCAGCCGTCGAAAGCGCCATCGCGCAGCGCCTGCAGAAAGGGCGCGCCGGCGGCGATCGTGTCCGTGCTGCGCGCAGAGACCGTAATTTGCTGTTGATCGACCTCGAGCCCGATTGAGGCCTTATATTTCAGGCCGCTGATCAGAATAGAATTGCCGAGAAACGTGCGACCGTTATAGCTGAAAGTGAGATCGATATTGGTGTAACACAGAACCAGGCCGGAGCGCAGCGTGAAGATGAAGCCATCAGCCATCAACAGCCCAACATCAGCGCCGGCGCGCGCAGCATTCAAGTAGGCGAGCAGCGCAGGGGAGGTCGATTTCATCTTACGCTCCTTCGCCAAAATGCCGCAACATGCGTTCGCGCGCGCCGTTGAGCGGGCGCAAGATCATGATTTGACGCTCCGAAACTTGACGGCACCGAGCCTCCAAAGGCTTGACATGAATTCCTCGAAATCCATGTGGTCGTCGAGAAAGCGGCACTGGAAGGCGTAGGAAAAGTCTGCAGTGATCGCGACGCCGCTCGCGGGTGCCGCTGCAAATGTCACGCTGTTTGGTGCCGTGATGCTGTAGCTGTTCGGCGGCTGCGCTGTGCCGTTGAGATAGACGTTGGCAATCGCGACAAGCCAGCCGACCGGCTCGTTCCATCCGCCCAAGGTGCGGCCGACGATAAACGAGGTGCTGATACCGTCACCATAGGCGATGAACTGGCCGGTGACGCTGTTGTCGTCGGGATCGACGTAAAGAAATGTGCCGAACTGGCCCTGCAGCTGCAGGAAGAAGCCCATCAGACTCTGCAGACTCGACGCGCCGAGCCCGCTTTGCGCGCCTGCCGGACTCGCGGACGAGGAAAGGCCGCCATAGACCGCCTCAAACTCATAGAGCGGATAGGCCATCAGCGGCACGCGCACCTCGCGACCGGACACATGCTGCGCCACACGGGTCGCAAAGCGCGGGCGTTTGTGCCGCGACCACGTCAGGCCCGGCACCGACGGCAATGTCGGCGGCGTCGTCATGAACCCACCTGGTTGCGAGCGGCGAGAATATGCAGCTTGCTTGACATTGTTCTCTCCCTTTCCCGGTGCGGGAAACACGGAGGGCCGATGACGTGGCCGCTCATCCACGCAACCCCAAATGCGCGCCGCGTTTCACCGCGTCATTGATGGCGCGCAGCAGGTGTGTGGAATTGTCGTTGAAGAAGCGCGACACGCTCTGTGAATCGAGCGCGGAGATATTGATGCTCACCGGCGCATGCACTTGGGGCGAAATATTTGCACCGGTAAACGGTCCGGAGCCGCGCGCCGCGGGAATGATCGTCTCACCGGGATGAATGAGCGCCAAGCCGCCGCGCACCACGTAGTCGGTGCCGACATCGAAGATGGCGGCTGCCGAGACAGAGGCCTCCGCCGCGGCCGCGGGCCCGGCGGCGGCCGGGCCCATGGTCGGCGCCAGAAACGCGAACACACCGGCAAATGTCTGCGCCGCGTCAGTCATGATCGCTTTCACCGCGGCGGCGGCATTGGCCAGGAGCCCGGCACTCGCTGCGCCCTGCTCTGTCGCCGCACGCGCGGCGGCACCGGTCGTTGTCGCGGCGGTCTTGGCGAGCTCGCCCGCGGCCCATTTCACCGCCATCTGCTCGACTGCCTCGATGAACTTGATCGTCAGGTCTTCGAGCATCTTCTTCATGGCGGCGTGCCAGTTCGTCGTGCCCTCCAACAGGCCGCGCAGCTGCGAATTGAATGCGCTGGTCACGGTCGAAAGATAGCTGTTCCACATGGCCTGCCGCACCGCCATTGCTTGCTGTTCGAGGCGCGTCATCTCCGTGCTTTGTTTGGCCGCCAGAACGACCAGCCTGTCGTAAAGGACGCTTTTTTCCTTGCCTTCCTGACTACTGAGCTTGATCTTTTCCGCAATGAGAGCGCGTTCGGCCTCAAGTTCCTTTTTGGTCTCCTCTTCCAGCAATTCGAACTTCTGATCCTGTGTGATCTGAAATTGCTTGGCCTCTTCGCCGAGCAACATCTTTCGTACGGCAAAATTGTCCTGCACGAGTTTGAGTTGAGCTCCGAGGCCTTGCGCCTGCAAAGCGGCCCATTGCGCCGCTGCACCGGCATCCTCCAGCTCACCCACAAGGCCGGTGAGCGGATCAGGCGGCAACCGCGTGCCGAATGTCTTTCCCAATTGTTCGATATTCTCCCTCAATCCTGTCAGCGGTTCGGCAAGATCCGAGAGATATTCGTGAACGTGCTCAATGCCTGCAAGCGCGTCGTCCGTGACTGCGCTGAACTTGATTACGACTGAATTGTCATCGGCCATCGTGGGTCACCTGATCGTCCCATTCGGAAACATTGCGAGCAGCTCGCGATAGTCCCTCGACGCCTTCGCCCGCGGCTTAAGTCCGAGCAGGGCCGCCACCATCTTGCGCAGCGGCGGGCAGTCCGCCCAGGCGCGATGCAGGTCCTCAAGAAACGGCATGTCGACTTGGTCGAGAACCTGGTCGCGGGTCCAGTGCAGTTCGATTACGAGCTCGGCGACGAGCGCGCGCCAGTCGACGGCGTCGAAGCGCTCGCCGCTACCACTTCCCCCGCAGCACCATCCATTCTCCTGCCGCCGGCCTGCTCGATGACGACCGGCAGGGCCGTGACCAGCTCGGCGATGGTGATCGGCAGGTCGAGAAACTCCTCCCGCGTCAACTTGGGATGAGCCCGGCGCAGGCCATGCCACAGCACCTCGGCCAGCGGCATCAGCCGCTCGCCGGACATGGTCTCGACGCCGATGCCGGACAGTTTCGGGACGTAATCGGCAATCGCGAGAATCTGCCGCAGACTGAGCGGCGCGACCTGGAACTCGTGCCCGCCAAGCCGCACTGCGCGTGCCGATGCGAGATTGATCGTCTGGTCAAGCTCGAGGCTCACAGGCCGCCCCTACTCGCTCAGGCTGATCGTGCCGATGGTGTTGGAAGCATCGGCGATCGCCTGAAAGTCAAACTCCGCCACCGTGAATTTCTGGTTCGAAAACGGCAGCGACAATTTTGGCGACACGCAGGCATTGAGCTTGACCACCAGATCTTTCGTGTTGCCGAAATAATTGAACGTCTCCTTTACCGACACCTCGAACGTCGGCAGCGGACCGGCGAGCTGATTGGCAAGGCTGATCTTGTTGCCGGAGGAAACCGTATAGCTGTAGTAGATCAGCACCGCGGCGCCATTGTCGGCGCTGTTGAACGAATAGACGCCGACCGACACGCTGTATTGGCCCTGGGCGGGCGAGGAGCTGACGGGCGAAAGCTGCACGCCCGTCGACGCATAGAACACGCCAAAATCCTCGACGAAAGTGGCGCTGTTGGCGACAGTCACGGCGCCGGCGACGACAGTGTCGGTCTCGCCCGTCGTCATTTCGAGCATGCTGCCCGGGGTGAGCGTCTGGCCAAGAAAGAGGTTGTTGATCTGCGTCGCCTGCAGGCGGGCGAACTTGGCCTTGCCGCTGATCTTGAACTCGCCGCCGCCGGCCGCAACGGCCATATTGTATTGGCCATAGAGCGTCTCGATCTTGCGGTCAAAATCGATAGAGACATCTTGCAGCGTGCCAAGAAGGCACGGCGGCGCACCGGTCACGTCGGTGCGCTTGCCGATCAGCGTACCAGAGCCAAACGCAAATTGAGTCATGAGATTCTCCTGATGAGAGGATCGTATGAGGCGGATCGCACGCATGATGGGCCAAAGGCGCAATGCGCCGCCCTCACGCCGTGCTGGCTATTAGACTTCACTGTACGGAGCTTCGCTTTGCTCGGCCCACCGTACGCCGATTCAAGGAACAAGAATTTGGAACGGAATCGCCGCGACGGCCTTGCCGTCGACATCGCCGGTGTCGATGAAGGCCGGCCCGAAGGGATAGCAATGCGAAACCAGGCCGCCGAGCGTTTGCCGGTTGCCGTTGAGTCCATCGGCACCGCTCGGCGCCACCGCCGCGTCGATGGCATCGAGCAGCGCATTCATCGCGGTGTCCGGCACGTCGTCCGGATCCATGCCGGCCGTGAGATAGATGAAGACGTGCGCATTGATGGTGAGCGTCGGCAGCCCTTCGCCCTGCCGGCCACGCTGTTCGCCGGTCTTGAGCATGGTCAAGAACGGCATCTGCGTCTCGTTGACCTGATCCCAATGCACAAAGCGTCGGCTGGCCGCGGTGAAACTTGCTGCGCTTCTGATGAGATTGAAAAAGGCGACGGAAATCTGTTCGCGGCTGACTGCAGTCATCGCGCTTGCCTTTCAGTTGGCCGTAGGTGTCGTCACGAGGCAGCGCGAGATCGAAGCAACGTGCGCCATCGCGCCGCAACAGCCGCTTGGCTGAGCATACGGATTCCCAGGCGACAGCATCGCTCCGCTCGCCTGTTGCAAGGAAATGAAGAGCTGTCCGCCTCAGCTCGTCGAAGCTCAGGATATTCCGCACCGGTATTGACTGGGCCGACCCATCATATCCGCTTTGCAGCGGCATGTTGCCGTTCGGCAGCCGAAGGATACCAGACGGTTTTCCGCCGGTGTACGGAGCAAGCTTCGGCGGCAGTCCTTCCAGGAACGGCAGCTCAGGGTGTGCCGCTCCCGGTGTCGGGGCTGGCACGCGCTCCCGGCATCGCCGGCAGGCGATTTTTGCAGTGAAGGCTGAGACGAACGCCTGAAGCTCTCAGCTGAGCGATTCCGCTATCGCCTCGCTTAATCCTGCCTTGATCTCATCCGCCATCTCGGCGAGCGATGAGCGCAGATAAGAACGCTCCGCCATGGCGATCGCCGGCAGATTCACGCGCATGGCGAAGGCCTGCTTGCCGCCGACCAGGAACGCGAGTGCCTTGGCCTTGTCGGGCACGATCTGGTGCGGCAGGATGGTGCCGCCAAATTCGTGGATGGCGGCATATTTGCTGTCAGCGGCAATGCTGACGCAGACGCCGCCCGACGTGTCGTCGATGGTCGTCGCGATGGCCCGGGCGAGCGCGCCGCTCCGCGCATTGAGGACAGTGCCGGCAAGTTTTTGCTGGATCCTCCCCTGCAGCGCGCCGGCAAGCACAGCGGCCTTGGCGGACAGCGCCGCACGCAGACGCTCGGGCAGCGCCGCGAGCGCAGCGCTCGCGCCGCCCGTCAATTCGACGTCGACCATCACACGCCGACGACGCTGCGGTAAGGATCGAGCGAAGCGCGGATGAAGTCCGGAACGTCTTTCAGGCTATAGGACGCCGTCTGCTGGCCGGCAACGGTCTGCGCGCTCTGGCCGATGCGCGTGCGATAGCGATAACGCTCCGCCACCCATTCGATACAGGCATTGTTGATTGCGGCGGGAATGAAGCCGTACGAGAGCAGCACATTCGCGCCGGCGTCCGCCGCGGCAAAGGTGTAGACGCCGCTTGCCACCGCATATTGACCCGCGGAGGGGTTGCCCGCCAGCGGCGTGAGCGCGAGGCCATTCGCATATGTGACGCCGCTGTCGCTTGCCCATGGGCCGAACGGCACGGCCGCTGTCACCGAATAAGGTCCGGGCGCCGCTGGCACGGTCGCGCTCTCGGCGGTGACCGCATAGCCGGCGGTGTAGCCGACGACGACATTTTGCCGGCCGTGGTGAAAGCAGGTGCCGAAAACGTCGAGCGCCTGCAACCGGCCGGGCGGCAGCCCGTCCCACGGCTCGAGCAAATAGCCGTTGTCGCAAGGCGAGCCGGCGGTCGGGACAGGAACCGCTGTGACTGCCTGGCTGTCGATCAAGAGCGAATTGATCGCCAGCACCGGATAACGGCGCAAAAACAGCCGCGTCTTGCCGTCGCCATCGAGCCGCTCGACGAAGCTGCGCGGCGTGAGCGAGGGCCTGCCGAGATAGGCCATGATCGCGCCGCTGACATCGGTGATCAGGCGCGCCAGCAGCGCATCGTCGGATGAGCCGATGCCGCTCGAGCCGGAGAGCCAGGCTTTCACATCGGAGAGCGCAGCGAGATCGGATGCCGCCATGTGTCAGACCTCCGCCGCCAGCTTCTTGGCGGACGCGCGCCGCCGCGGCGCGGCCGCGCCAACGCGACTGACCGTTGCCGGCACAGACTCGCCCTGTTCGACGGGCGCGAAGCCAAAACACTCGATCAATAACGCGGCAATCTCGGCCTCGACCTCGTAGAGACCATCACGCGATCCAATCACAGCGCCCGCGACGCAAGGGTCGCCGGCGCCTTCCGGCGCTTTCAGTTTCATGGGAGCCTCGTATCGGTTATGTTATGGCGGCCTGGCGGGGCGCGTGCCATGACGATCGAACAGGAATGGCTGAAAATCCGCCAAAAAATCCGCGACCATATCGCCAAACACGGCCGCAGCCATCCAGGCGGTCGGCGGGACCGAGCGTGACGAGCCAGGCTCGCAGTCATTTATGTACACTGTCGGCAATCACGGCATCGGTTTTCCCGAGCTTCTGATCGTCGGTCCCTCTTCCGAGCGGATCAGCCCGCGGCGATGTTGCAGATCACCGCCATCGACGGCGGAAAATAGTGCTGCAGCACCTCGTCGGCATAGACGCCGGTCTCGTAGCGGCGGGCGCGCGGCGGCCATTCGATCTGGTAATAGTCCTGCCGCGTGCGCACCTGCACGACATTGCCGACATTCGACAGCGGATAGGGCAGAGTGCGCGATGTCATCAGGATCGAGCCGGCCGGCATATTCGGATGCACGCGGATGTCGATCGTCTTCGGCCCGGCCATCGAGAACTTGTTGAGATAGGTCCGCACCATCACGCCGCCGCCCAGCGCGCCCTGTTCGCTCTCGAAGACGAAGCGCTGCGCCGCATTGGCATTGCCGGCAAGAATCTTCTTCGACAGATCGTTGGCAACCTGCGAGCCGACCCACATCGTGTCGGGCGAGAGGCGAAACGTATCCCAGCGGTTCTTCAGCGCCGCGTCGATTTCGACCACGCCGCCGGCGCCGTCGCCGGTCAAGACCGAGCCGGCGCCTGCCGTACCCGTCGGCATATATTGCACATAGGCGTTCGAGCCCGGCTTGAAGGCCTGATATAGCAGGCCGTCGAACACGAGCGCGTTCGTGGAATTGTCGCCTACGCCGAGCGAAGCCGCCGGCTGCGTGCCGGTCGCGTTGGCCGTGATCACGAGCGAATTGATGGTGGTGATCGCGCCGAGGACTTCGCTGCCCGCAGCGCCCCAGAACCAGGCGTAACCCATCGCGCCGGGCACCGCGGCAACAGTCGCCGCGATCGAACCGGTCGTGCCGGAAGAAATCGTTGCCGTCGCATTCGCCGATTTGCCGGCGGCACCGCCGCCGAACGTGTCGGAGGAGCCATCGGCGTTGCTGCGCGTGATCGCACCCTGAATGCCGCCCGCGACGCTGCCATTGACGACACCATCGAGCGTGAGCGCAACGCAGATGACACTATACGGACTGCCGGCCGCCGTCAGCGTGCCGCCCGCGGTCGAGGGCACCAAGGTCGGCGTCGGTGTGGTGCCGAGCGGCACCGAGGTATTGCCGCCAAGGATGAGAAGCTCCTCGCCCAGCATGCAGGCTTCCAGCCCGATCTTGGCGCCAATCGCCTTGACGTCGTCAAAGCCCATGCCGGCATATTGCGCCTCGAAATCGACCGAGGTCTCGATCCCGATGCCCTTGTAGGCGGCCGAATAATCCTGCGTGGTCACTGCCTGCACGCCGCCACGATTGCCGCCGGACACGCCGATGCGCAGGCCCGTCGTGTTGATGCCGGTCACCGCGCGCCAGTTCGCCTGGATGCCGCCCTTGCCGGAGACGCGCGGGATCTCGTTGCGCAATGGAGTGAGCAGCGGATAAACGAATTTGGCGCCGGTCTCCAGGTCGTAGTAGTTGAGGCCCGAAGTCGGCGAGCCCGGCTGTGAGAACGTGCTCTTCGCCAACGGATCGCCGGGCAGCGGATTGGCGTGCGCCTTTTCGATCTCGGCCAAAAAGCTGCCGGCATTGGCGAGTGCGGCTGCATAGTCCTGCACGGTGCGCGGCAGGCTTGCGGACGAAAAAGACGACTTGGCAAGAACGTGCTGCAGGTTGGGCTGATACATGTGTTTGGTCCTATCTGTTGTCGGTGTGGTGGTGTTCAGCCGCCAAGCCGAGGCGATGTGAAAACGTCGAGCCCGGAATCCATAATCCCAGCACCGGGGACATGGATTCCGGACTCGCCACGGCGCCGCAATCCGGAATGACGGGAAGTAAAAAAACGCTCATTTCCGCGCAAGCGGAAATCCAGGAGCGGTGAGCCCGAAGCGCTGAATCCCCGCTTTCGCGATGCTATCGCGGGGGATGAGCGGCTTGGAAAATTTCAACGCCGCTTAGGCCGGCCGCAAGAGCGCCGCAACGATCAGTCTTCCGCGTTCAAACAGGAGCCCTCCGGTCAAGGCAGCTTAAAGGAACTTGGCGTCCTCGCCGATCAACAGAGCGCGCATGTTGATCGGCACCGGAAAGCCGTAGTTATCAGGATTGCCAGCCGGCGCGCGCGGCTCATTGGGATTGTATTATAGAAGCTCGACCCGCAGCAGGGCGCGCCATTCGGCAAATGCCTCGCGCAGAAACTGCGGGAATTATTCGAGATCGCGGCGCAGCGTGCGGATGTCGGCACGGCGGCGGCGAGTTGATCGGCCTCCCGTGCCGCAAGCGCGCTGATTGCCTGCACGGTTCCATCCGCGCCTGCAAGGTCGGCGGCGCAGCCATGAGGCGCTGTGGTCTATGGCGCATCGGTTGTCGATTTCTCTTTAGCGCGTAGGACTGTTGAGCGGAGCGAAACCCATCATCCGGCGGCGAATGGGAAAGATGGGTTTTGCAAGAGCTCAACCCATGCTGCGAGCCTAACCCTGCCGCGGGCGGAAGCCCGGGATGGCGCGCATCGGCTGGGATTGCGCCTTGCGGATGGCGGCGTCGGCGAGTGCTTCGAGCGCGCCGGGCTGGTCGAGCAGATGCTCGGGCTGCGGAACGATCGTGTCGTCGCGCTTGTCGACAACGCGCACCGAGCTCGTGCCGAGCGGCAAAGGCTGGTCCTCGATTTTCTTCAGCCGTGCCGAGAACTCGTCCAAGCGCGCGGCCATGCCGTGCAGTGCTTTCGCGAGCGTGCGGTCCAAGGCGTGATCGATGAACTTGGCGAGCTTTTCGTTCGGCATGTCGTCTCCATCCTCGTCATAATCATAATCCTGCGCGGCGCCCTCGCCGGCCTGCGGCGAAAATTTTGGATCGCGCTCGACATTGGCGCCAGCGATGTGTGCAGCGGCGCAGCAATCAGGATCGAGCGCGACGAGGAGATCGTGCGTCTGTTTGATGCGCGCCTTGTCGGCCTTGGAATGCCGCGCGCCGATCTTGGACACGGCATCCGCAGGCGACGCCGCCTCGGCGCTTGTCTTGAACTTGCGCAGCTCGGTCGAGCCGTCGGCCTTGATCACGGCAAAGGTCGCATCCGGCAGGCAGGGATGATCGACCAGCGAGACTTCGAGCGGCTCCGCCGTGTAGCGCATCAGCCCCGGATGATCAGGATCCTGCCAGCGCTTCAGATAACGGCCGCCCTGCGAAAAGCCGGTATAGACGCCCTCCTCCACCTTTTGCCATTCGGCGTCGTCGACCACCTTGCCGCAAATCTCGATGCGTTTGGCCGCGTCGTTGAAGGCGATGTTGACCAGCTTACCGGCGGCGACGTTGCCATGCATGGCGCGCAGATTGCCAAAGCTTTTGCCGGCGGTGACGCTGGCGAAATTGTGCGACCATTTTTGGTATTGGGGTTTGGTCGACGCGTAGTCGCAGACCTCACCGGAGACGTCGGGCGTTTCCGCAGTGACCACGCCGTAGACCAGGCGCTTTGCGACGTCGACCTTGGTAATCGGGATGAAAAGCTTCATGTCGTCCATCTCGCACTCCTTGTTGCGTGTTGCGGCGCATGCGCGGCACCTCGGCCGGCGCCGCGCGCCGGCCAAGCCGATGCTCAGTTCGAAATTCAGTGGCCAAGTAGTTGCGGCTGGCCCGGGGGGAGCGCGCCGGATCGGTCAAGCAAGCGCGTCGGCGCGAAGCGCCGCGCAATGACAACTCGGCGGAAGCCTATCGTGCGGCGAATGGGAATGATGGGCTTCGCAAGAGCTCAAGCCACCCTATGGGCTAGCAGCGACGCGCGCGCGGATTTGATACAGATCGTGAGCAGGTCATTCGTGTTATTTTTTCGTCCAGGTCACAGAGAACGCGTTGTACAGATGCCCGTCACTGTCATCTTTGTTTCCTGAGATTTCGATCTCGTAATCCGCGTCGTCGGCATCATTCTCCCAGGTAACCGCATGGCTTAGAACGCCGTCTTCATGGGTGGTCTCCGTATCTTTGTCATAATCGGAGCCATTCGGTATCCTGGCAATGCAACTATCAACCGCGTCTTCTACGAGTTTTCCGTATTGAGTGATCGCATCGGCGCTTCCATGGTTATTGATTATGCAGCTTGCTCTGTATCGATTGTTTCGCACTCGGATGTAACATGAGGCATTTGGATAATCGAGATTGCTGCGCCAATAACCAGGTCCGAGTTGCTCGCCGCGTTCGTCAAGGAATCCCTTCGGTGCATTGACGAAGTAGTGCGCGATAATTCTGCAGACATAATCCTGATCCTGCGCGCTCGCACCAGCAACTGACGCGAGCAGAATACCAGATGCGATAGCTGCTCTCATGCCGACCTGCATATGTCGCCTCCCATTCGCCAAAGCCGATGCCGGCACGCCGCGCGAAAACCGCGGCACGGTCAAATATGATAGCGCCTTCGGAGCGGCGACTGTGACCGATGTCACATCCACCCATGTCCTCAAACGGAAAATCTGGGCGGCCGATAAGAATTCGTACTCATCAAAAACGCTCGCACAATCTTACGCGTTTTTGCGTCGGGAGGCGCTATGGATCGCAGGACATTTTTGACAGGTCTCGGAGCGTGTTCACTTCAGAGCAAGCTTGCTTTCAGCCAGCCGATCGATATGTGCGGGGTGCCCTTTCCCGACGGAACGGTAGGCTGCAGAGCAGGCATGAGCCTCCACGAGGCACTGGCGGTCCGGGCCAATCAAAGAACCGAGGTTTGGTGCTGGGCCGCGTCGCTCGAGATAATTTTTCGTGCCAACGGCTTTATCGTCCCGCAGGAACGCTTTGTCCAAGCAGTCTATGGCCAGATCGTGAGCCTGCCCGCTTTCACCGGCTATTCAATGAGCACTCAGCTCAATCGGGAATGGACGGACCTAGAAGGAAAGCGCTGCCAGGTCAAAATCGAAGGACTGTATGATCATGATGCCGGCATAGGCAGCATCACGCCTGCACAGATCGTCAGTGCGCTGCGGACCGGCCGCCCATTGTTACTGTGCAACACACATCACGCGATGGTGCTCGGTATCATTGATTATTTTCCGGGCCCGCAACCGTCATTTCACGCCGCCGGTCTGATCGATCCTT